GTAATTAGAGAGTAACCAACTCTCCAGCACAGTGTGGTTAGCACCGTCGCGGGCGGACTCATCCCCCGTCGAACTCCCCAGGTAGGATTTGAACCTACGACCAATCGATTAACAGTCGATGGCTCTGCCGCTGAGCTACTGAGGATTGTTTTCTTCTCTCTTGAGTTTGAAGTATAATTTATAATACTTCTTTCTCATTTGATCGAAGATTTCATTGTCTTCTTGAAAACCAAGTCTCTTAGTATGCGTATAGCAACCTTCCAATTCAGATATTAGAAGTAAGATGTCTACTGGTTTCATAATAAGAAGACAAACGACTCGTGTAGGATTTGAACCTACGACCGACTGCTTAGAAGGCAGTTGCTCTATCCAGCTGAGCTAACGAGTCAGGGAGGGTCACCCCTGCCAATGATAATGGTAGAAGTTTCCCTTTGGATCACACATTGGATCCTCAGACACAATCCGGTAAGGAAGTTGTGATTGACCTTTGAAATCAGTCCGATCACCAATCACTGAATATGCTGCAAGCAAGTTCTCTTTTTTCTTGAGGCGCTCTACAACACTTCTTTTTGCCACTGGATTCCAATAACGGAATCCTTCATACTGTCCAGGAGCATAAACAACATCCGCTACCGTATTAGGAAAATACGGAGAGCGAACTCGATTCAAAATAGAAACAGCAACACAAAACTCATCGCTAGTATTGGGCGCTGCCTCTACCTGAACGGCACGGGCAAGATGATCATAATCAACGGCACTCAGTGCCAGAATGGTTTCTAGAATCATAAAAGTATTCTACACTACAGGGCGTAGATTGTCAACGTTGAAACTGATTGATACCAGTTCCAGAATTCCAACCACCAGGACCTTCTTGGAAGTTTTCGGAACCGCCTTGGGTTTCCGCTACGGTGGTCCAGTTCTTAGTTGCAATCTCATACATCTTAGCATGGATATCGTGAGATTCGCAAGTCTTTTCAGAACGTTCCTGCTCTTCTACCATCTTGATTTCTGCTTCTTGCACCATATAATCCATCTGCTTTTCAGTCGGAGTAGGAGCAGATCCAAACCAAGGATCTTCCTCTAGGTAAGCAGGAGCAGGAGTACCGATATAAGGAGGACTGTCCATTTCACCACAGTCCACAACTTCTTCATCGATTGCACATTCAATGTCTGTCTCATTTACTGTCCATGAACCACCAACACCACCATCCATATTAACAACAATATCTTGTTGTGGTGAAATGACTTTATTAACTAGTTCTCTAAATTTTTTAATCATGTGTAGATGTTGAATGAAACTGAAACTCTATCCCTGACACTATCACTACCAGTAACGTAATGCCAGAGGTGTCCTGGAAGGACGTACAATCGACCCACTTGAGGTTCGATAATGTATTCTAGCATATCAGCGCGATTTTCGTACAGATCACAATATTGGGATCCATCATTCCTCATAACAACCAGATTACCAGAATCGGGAGGTAGTTGAACGTAGTAGATTCCAATCAGGTCTGCACGACCGTGAGAGTGCATTACATTATAGTTATAACATTTATTAACATTACACCAATACTCTATGTTAGCAACTGTTAACCCAAGACGTTTTTGCTCAAGAAGATCATTACAAAATTCTTCAACAGTATCTCTAAGTTTAAGAAACTTGGTCCCAACGAAAACAGGGGAATGATATCCACCCTCGTTAGATAAATTTTCTGATGCAAATTGTCTCTTTATAAGATATACTTCCTCCAATTGTGCCATCATATCAATTTGAGGTACACAAGAGCATACAAAACTTGGAAATATGTTCTCATCTATTACGTTATCGTACATTATGATACAGTGTTGTTTACACTAAATAAAGCTACAACAACTATAGCACGGGAGTATGAAAAAAGCATTACTTGCTTTTGGTATGTTATTGATGACGGCAAGCACAGCTAATGCTGGTGGTCTTGTTCATAAAATGTCTAGTAGTGTTCAGTTGACTGTTGATGCAGCAGCAACTTCTGCAACAAGACTAGGGAACCAATACAGTATCTCAGGTTCTAACGTAGGGACCTCAGATGGAACGACTGCTGGTGTCCTTTCCTCTGGAGCAATTTCCAGTGGAGTCTATGGTCCTGGAACCATCTCAGCAAGCCAACTCTCCGCTACAAATGGAGAAGCATTTTCCTTCAGCACTTCATTCCTGCAAGGTGATGCTATTCCTAGTAGTGCTCCTTCTGTAGGTGCTGTTCCTAACTTCTCCTCAATTACTTCCACAGCAGCTGGATCTGCTGGCGATCTAGCTGGTACTCTGGGGACCGATGGTGCAATCAGCATAACCGCTGGTGGAGCTGGTACAACTGCCGTAGGACAATTCGTAAGTGAGATCACGGTGATCGACTGATGACTAGATTACAAGAAGCAATCGGACTAGGATTGGTTCTTGGAATCATTCATGGTTTGGCACAACCAGGATATTCCGTTCCGGTGGTGCCAAACTTTACACAAGGATCAATGACTAGCCACACGGAAACTACTTCCAAAGTGACTGAAACGATTAACTCTATAGATTATTCAACAGGATGGCAATACTCAGTAAGTGGAACCAACGTGTCCAACAATGGACAGAAATTAAATCCAGTATCTACAAACAATACTGTGACAGTCAATCCCCTAGGAGGAATAGAGGGGCAAGTGACGAGCACACAGGCAACAGCAGACTTAGGAAGCGCAAACTTCACGATATCAAATCCTGGAGAGGCATTTCAGTTCACTCAGACCTATATGGGTCCGGGGATGACAAACCAAACGATAATCCAAAGGGTTACCGAAGTACAAAGCGTAACGGATACCACAAGTATCTTTACCCAATAATTGGTCTACTAATTGCTTCACCTGTCAACGCTGAAAACGTTGGCGGTATTAGTGCGACTGCAAATCCGATCGCGAACAGTTCCGGTAGTGTGACCAACCAGGCAATTCAGGTTTTACAAGGTCCTTATATCACCAACACTTACGGAAATGGAATCAGTTGTCAGGGTCCAACTCTAAACATAACCCCATTCGTTACACACGGTCATAGCACTCAAGATCCTTTTGAAAGGAGATACTTTGAACCTCAATATGATATGAGAGATTTCATTGGTAGAACCATTCAGGTAGAGAAGAACGTAAAGAACTACCCTTGGGAACCTTGGTATGATGATAGAACTTATGTAAATGATGATGGTGAAACTGTTCGCTGGTTTCCTGATGGTAGCGATATGACCATTACAGTTGATGAGATTGTTGGAGATGGTGTTCCTGATAATCCTGGAGAGGTAGTCTGGGAAAAACCAGTCAGAACAGGACAGCAAGATAATTTGTCAACTAACATAGGAATCTCTGCAACTATTTCTTTTCCTCTTGATGGTGGATTACAAGAAAGATGTAAAGCAGCGGCAGATACTAATACGGCTTTACAAGGACAATTACTTGCGAACAAGAGATTAGATTTTGAGATTGCGAGATTGAAGAATTGTGGTGAGTTGTTAAAGCAAGGAATTCGCTTTCATCCCAGAAGTCCTTATGCAGCAATCTGTGCTGATGTCGTGGTCAATAATGTAACTCACGTTAAACCACACCGTCACACTATTCCTCCTACTTCTTCAAAGGTCGAACAGACCTCAACTTCTTCACAGCCTCATTCCTCTGACGCTGCTCAGCTAGGCGCTCCGCTCTCGATTGTACCGGGATCTTCTTACCCCGTAAGGTCGCGACCTTCTTCAGGACTTTCTTCACAACAGGTTTCACCACTTTTAACAAAAGATCAGCAAGAGGTTTTGCAAGCAGTGCCGAGGTCGTTGCCACAACAGCGATAGATGCAGTAGCAGTGACAGCACCAGCATTAGGAATGTTTGAAACAATCTGATCAGGAATATTCAGATTTTCAGTTACCATCAAACATTCTTTTCCTACAACTTCATATCCAACTACCTTCTTATTGCCCTCTAGGATCTTCCCTACGGGGTTTTTTAATTGCTGTTCCCTTGTAGGACATTCTGCTTTAGGGGCAGTGTTCTTCGGTACAGAGGGTGCTGCTGGTGCCTCTGGTGCGTCAGGTTTTTTAGGTGGTGCAACTGGTGGAGGGTCTGGTGCCTTAGTTTCAAATTCTAATTTATTTGTATCATAATCAATCGGACTGAATGAAGGCATCCCTGCATCACAATAGACACGGTTACCATCATCATCTTCATTCTTTAGATTCTGGTTCTCACTACTATCTTTATTTGCCTCTACACATCCAGGTATATTAACAATAGGAACACCCACCTGTGTCGTTACAGGCGGGTAAATGGGAAGTGCTAGTGGTGGATTTTCAACTAACCAACTAGTACCCCTAATTTCAGGAATTCCAATTTCTCTTATATTGGTGCGAATTTCAGGAATTTCCATCAGTAGGCATTATCTGTTCGGACAATTTGTCTCTCAGTTGATTTATACGATCTTCATCATATCGTTGAAAGTTTCCTTTCTTCTCAACTTTCTTATAGTAGTGGAGGGCATTCTGGATGATTGTAAAATCTTCCATACTCAAATCAAAGTTCATGGAAGACGCATTCCAGGAACAGAACCACCCTTACCTTCACCCATAGGGATAGCACCGCCAGTTGCTCCAGGAAGTTCAGGCAATGCTGCATCCATCATTGCAGGAAGTGCGCCAGCAATTGCTTCTGTTGCTGCTGCAGCAATTTTTGCTTTGGCGTTTTCGATCATTGCGTCTTTGTTAAGATAAACATAAGCACCGCCACCGACAACGGCAGCAGATACAACAAAAGACGACAACGCGAGTACATTGATAATTTTTTGC